CTACAGCATCGGCTGCATCCATTCGATCAAGCAAGAGTCGTACCTCCGGGCCAGCCCGGCCGCGGGGGACGATGGCGATGTGGTTCACCCGGATGTTGCGCTGAACGCCGGCGTACTCTTCGCCCTCGGGGGTAATTCCGGGGGTGGGGTCAAAGTCGACCTTGTAGCCGGCGGACACCTCGGTGGCGTCCTTGCGCTTGATCTTCTCGATGGCGTCCTGGTCGGTGACGACGAGGGCGACCTCGACAAAACCGTCGTTGTACCGGACCTGGCTACCGGAGTAGCCGACCTGGTACTGCTTGGTGTTGGCGGAATCGAGAAGAACGGGTGGGTGACCCCACGTTGCGGGTTTCATGCCGAACGTGGAGAGGGAATCCGGATTACTGACCTCTTCGGGAGGCCGGTATTCGCGGACTTGGGAGCCATCAGCACGGCGGTAAAGCTGCGTTCCAGAGCGAGCAGCGCGGCACCAAACCCTGAGGTAGCCCTCGGGGGTGGTTTCACTGCCCGTGATAGGGGCGAAGTCGTACCTGGAGACTGAGGTTTCCATGCGTTAAAGCTTACCGGTTCTTGTGCGTTTGATTAGGTTTATGCACAGAGCGGTTACAGCACTTGGCGATTCATAGGCAGTTGACGTTGTGCCGGCGTATCAGAGCGCTGCGGGAATACCATAAGTTCACGCAGCTTGAAATTGCAGAGAGATTGGGGGTTAGTCAAGCTGCATATTCGCGGTTGGAAAAAGGTGAGATAGAGGTTTCGGTTATGAAATTGATAGCGCTGAGTGAGATTTATGATATACGCTTACAGGAATTAGTTAAGGATATTTAGACGATCTCGAACCACGCGAGGTCGAGGAACAGCTTGGCGGCGTCGTTGGTGGGGGTCGCGGCTATCAGCAATACGTCGCTTACGCCGGCAATGGTCCGCCCGAGCTGGAAGTTGAAGTCTGTGATGCTCCCGAGGTCTAGGGAGGAGGAGCTCGTTAGGTATCCGCCGGATATCTCAGTGCCTCCGGTGAAGCTGGTGATTGTGGTGTTGTACTGGACGTTGTTATTAAAGTGTGTAGACCACGTACCTCCAGTTATTGTGGGGTTGAATAGGACGTGGTATTGAACAATATCCAGTTTATTGTTTGTGGTCTGTTCAACAGCAGCGTTTAGGTTCGAGGGAACAACTACACTATCCAGCCGTGTGCTGTTTAAGCGGATAGCCATGATCGGGTAGATCGTGCCAGCAGTGGCAAGAGTGAGGGCAGTGGCTCCGGTTGAGAGGTTGTAGCGGCGACTGAAGCCTTCGTAGCCGCCCTCGGAAGCGACGGTGTTGCAGATCTGCTTGGCGGTAGCAGGGGCGGCGGTTGTGTCTGTGTTCTCAATCTCCTGACGGAGGGGGAGAATCGCCGTGGTCATGTAGCTGGTGGTGTTGATGTTGTCGCCGTGGAAGGTGTGGGCAATGACCATGCGGCCATCGACGACGAAGCCGCAGCGGACGTCGCCCACGCCGAGCCACTCGATGTCGATCCAGAAGATCTGCGTCTTAGAGAGGTCGAGGGTGCGACCGGAGAGGCCGGTTCCGTCGAACTTATCGTTGTTCCAGTCGGCCTGGGCGATGCGGGTGTTGACGACGCTGCCGGTGACGTAGCTGCGGCGGACGAGGTAGGTGGTGGTGCCGTCGTTCTCGAGGTAGATGCCGTTCTGGGTGCCGAAGTAGCCGATGCGTTGACGCAGGTTGGCCTGCGGAGCTGCGAAGGCAAAGGACGACATCACCAGCAGCGATTTGCCGGGCTGGTAGGGGAATACGCGCTTGGTTTCGCGATAGACGTAGGCGCCGGATGTAGTGGGGACGGTGAGATTGACGCAGCTTTCGTTGGCGACGTATGTCTTAGTGCCGCCTCCGTTTAGCGCGGTGTCCCATTTGTCGTTCTCTTGATAGCGGTGTTGGCTATCGAAGATGGTGAAGGGAGAGCTTGTGCGTAAGCGGCCGAAGGCGTCGCCGCTGGTGCCGGTGTTAGCGAGGACGGGTACGGGGTATTCGACATCGCCGCGGACGTACTCGAGTTCGTAGCGGTCGTTATTAACAATGCGTTGGCCCACGGGTAGATAGCGCTGTTGCTATCAGGCTAGGGGCGTTAGCTGCGGCGGCTGGTCTTGCCGGAGCAGCGCCACTTAGCGCGGGAAAGGCAAAGCGGGGTGTTGCGTTCAGCGCCGGCGCAGTTGTAGCCCTCGGATTTCATGTCGCCCAAGCTGCGGGCGCAGTAGCGGTCGCCTTTATCGGTGCCCGGGGCGATGCGGTAGCCCTTGGCGCCATAGCGGACGGTGCGGGTGCGGCCGGTTTTGGGGTCGCGGACCTGCTTGGTGTACTTCTTGCCGTCCTCGGTGTCCTGCTGTTTGCGTGGTTTTGCGAGACCGGAAGAAGCGGGGACGCAGTTGGGCACTTCGCGCTTGCCTTTGCGCTTCATGCCGGCCTGGACGTAGCCCTCCCAGCAGGCGTCGCGGCGCAAGGGCGGCTGAAATTGAACAGGGGCGTAGTGTTGGATGTAGTTGTCGCGGCGGGGTTTGCGATAGCCGGGCTCGTAGCGGCGGCGCAGCTTCTCCACGGTGAGGTTGTGGGTGCGCATTCCGCTGCGGAGTGATGCGCGGGTGGCTTTGCCTGCCTTGTACATGGCCTCGCCTACAGCGGTGGCGCGCTCGAGCTCGGATTGGGCGGCTTTGGCGATGGCACGCTCGGCTTCTTGATTGGCTGTCTTAGCTGCGGTGCGCAGGCGCTCAGTCTTGGAGGGCGGGCGCATGTTGTTCAAAGCCTCGCCGCGGAAGCGCATTGAGGGTTTAGGGGCCGTGACGCGGTGGACGGCCGCGGTGGTGGCGCGTTGGGCTGTGCGCTGGATTGCAGTGGGGCTAGCCAGTAGAGCCTTGCGGCTGTTTTTATTGAGGAGCACGGCACCGACAGCGCCGGCGGTAAGGCCGGCGGCAATGGCTTTGCCGGTGGGGAAAGAACCCTTTTGGCGACAGGTTTTGCTCGCTGCGATGTGGCTTTGGCCGCAGGGGCGGCCCTGAGCGTCGAGGCGGAGAGTGGCTGGGGTTAGGTTCATGGCTGAAATCCCCTAGCCCACACTCCAGATAGATCCGGATCTCCTCTGTAAGGCTTACGCGACCTTGGGTTTTCAGGCTTGATCCAAGCCGCAGATACGTCTGGATTGGGGTCCCTATTCGGTGTTGTGGAGTAGCGTGCCTTACTAGTGAAGGCAGCTTGTACTTTGGCATCTACCGAACCTGCTGGTGGCTTCCACGGGCGCTGTTGAGAAGCTGGGCGTGCAGGTGCCGGTTGGTTCGCACTAAACCCGCGCATAAAGTCAGATGAAGCGTTGGCTCTATTAGTGCTAGCAACCCCACGCTGATTTTCCTCCATGTTGCGAACTCGCTGACGCTGAGTCCCGAACTCAAGAGCTTGCCTAATTATTAAGTTGTCTCGCTCTAATCGGGCAGCTCTCGCGCGCTGAGCACCAAGTGCCGATACTCCTACTATACCTGCACCTATAGCTACCATTGTTATTGCCCCACGCCGCATTTCATTTCTATTAGCGTTTAAGCGTTTGCTTTTATAAGTGTCAGCAGGGTGCGAGTTTGGTGTTACTTGCGTAGCTGCGCCCTTGGTGCACTTTTCGCCCTCGGAGATGGCACCGCGTCCGCATTTAAGGTCAAGGCGAAGGGTGGCAGGAGTGAGGTTCATGGCTCGAAACCGGCGGCCCAGATGGAGTCGGAGCGCTTCATCTTGGCAGCGCCCTTGCGGGTGGTCTTGCTGCCCTTCTTGTAGCCCATCTTGTTGAGTGTGCCGTAGATGTAAGCGGCGGCGCGCTCACCTTTGAGGCCGCGGGCGGCGGCTTGCTTGGCGAGCTCGGCTTCCATGGCGGCGACTTTGGTGCCGCGGGGGTCCATGCGGGACTCGGCGTCAGCAGACTCGGAGTCGAGGCCCGGGGGGCGTTTAGCGGAGGGGGCGCGGTACATGCGCTCGAGGGAAGCGCGTTGCTTGCTGCGGCGCGCAGTGCGGAGCATCGAAGCGGTGCCGATAGCGCTGCCGATGGCTTGGCCACCGGCGCTGATGGCGCGGAAGGTGGCTTCCTTCTTCAGGCGAGCTCGGCCGGCAGCGCTGCTGGTCTCTTGGGATTTGGCGGCGGTGTTGAGGGCGCCAGCTGCGGTGAATGCGGTGCGAGCGGCGCCGAATCCGGCAACCATGCCAGAAGCGCCACCGGTGGCCAGGCCGGCGAGCGGGGCGAGAGCACCTGCAGCCGCGGTGAGATTGGCGGCTGTGCGTAGGCGCTGGGCAGCTTTGGTGTTAGGGGTGACGGTGCCGCGCTTGTACTGCGGGGGTTCGGCTTTTGTAGCGGGGCCCTTGGTGCACTTTTCGCCCTCGGAGATCGAGCCGCGGCCGCACTTGAGGTCAGAGCGGATGCTGGATGGGGTGAGCGCCATGGTTCAGATGTCGAAGGTGGTAGAAGAAGGCGAAAAGCCTTCGGCATAGATGGAGTCGCCGTTCCAAGGATCAGCTACGCGGCCGTTTTTCATGCGTGGCTGAGGCATAGGTGCATTGCGTATAGCTGCCACACGAGCACGACCTTTAGCATTGCTCCGTAGATACTGAACTTGCTTTGCGCGTTGACGGATACGGCGCGCAGTTTCGTTGGTACCCCCAATTTTGCGCAAGTCGTTAAGGAATGCCGTATTGGATCGGGTTCCTGGACCTGAAGTAGCACCGCGCTCGAGCATGTTGCGCCGTGCGGTTTGCTGCATGTAAGCAGCACCCCCAATCAGAGCCGCTGCGCCTGCGATTTTTGCGGCGGTCTTGAGGCCACGGACTTTGGAGCCACCGCGCTGCTGCGGTTGCACCCGCTGAGCTGCGCCCTTGGTGCACTTCTCACCCTCGGAGATGCTGCCTTTGCCGCACTTGAGGTCGAGCCGCTCGGCGGCGTCGAGACGAGCTCGGATGTAGGTAGGGCTGCGGTCCTGGATACCGAGCTCGCAGGCGTCGAGGTACTCGATGGGGGTCAGGGCATCGCTGCGCTTGCGCATGGAGCCGCAGTTGCCGTCGCACTTGCCTTTGCGGCCACAGCCACACTCGGCATCCATGGGCTTCTGGCCGTACATGCCGCCGTCCTTGGCGGGCTTGGTGTGCTTGGCGCCCTTAGCGCTGCGCTTACGGCTATGGCTGGCGGCCATGTCCATCTCCTCCTCCTCCTCTTCCTCTTCTTCGGGCTCGGAGGCTTCGGGGTTGCGAGAGCGTGCGGCCATGGCGCGGCCTTCGCGGATGCCTTTCTCGTAGGCGGCGGACTTGGCGGGCATGGCGTAGAGCCCCGAGTATTGCTTCACACAGCGTAGCTGCCTTGTGCTATAGGGCTCGATAGGCTGAAAGCAACTATCTGTTTTGGTTATGAACTTGCTTCGCTTAGTTGCTGGTAGTGGTGCGTCCTCGGGATTGCTGATTGGTCAGCTCGTTTTTGCTGCTTTCTTTGTCGGATCTTGTGAGATCCCAAATGTGCTCAACAGGGGTAGCGCTAATGCCTGTCTTGATCGTTGGATGACTACGGCTGCTCTGTTCTTTCCTTCAGGTGTAGCGGGTGCTGGTACAGCAGTTGCGCTAGATAAGGCAAAAAGGCGCTTTCTTGGCTGATCAGTCGAAGGGCTGCGGGGCGAACTGCTCGAAGACTGCGGCTTTGTTGAGATCGGCCGGGCCGACCGTGGCTACGCGGGATACTTCTTCGCGGTGAGTCCGGGGAAGCGCGGCGTACTCGGGGTCGATCGCGGCGATCTCGGGATCCCAGGGGGCTAGGTAGCACCGGCAGCGGGGGTGTGCAGGTGCATTTGTACTAGCGCGGCGGTAGATGCGGCCTGCCCGGGCGTTGCAGATAGGGCAAGTGCGGTCGTCGCTGGTGGCGTACCACATGACGAGGTCGATGCCGTTGGCCGCGTAGTACTGGTT